GGAGTTGATACAACTACTAACTACATTAGACAAAAATTAACAGACTTAGCAATTAGCTTCGATGTATCAGAATCAACAGGTACACTAGGAGCATTAAATGTTGACGGTAATGATGTAACTTACAATGTTACATTAACAGGTGGAAATATTACAATTGAAAATAATCTTTCATACCTAACTCCAGAAACATTAGGTTCTGTTAACGTCCCATTAGGACATGTAATGGGCACAAGATCTGTATCAGGTAACTTTACTTGTTACTTAAATGATACAGCAAATGGGTCATTAGATTTATTTGAAAGATTACAGGAATCAAGAGGAGTTATCACTAACGCTTTTGACTTAACATTTAGTATCGGTGGCTCAGGCCAAACACCTAGATGTAATGTTGAAGTAGGGAAAGCTCACCTTGAATTACCACAGCACAGCTTCGAAGATGTAGTATCTGTTGATGTAGCCTTCCATGGTTTACCATCAGATTTATCATCAGGAACTGCTGCTAGCGCAACAAACGAAGTAAAAGTTACTTACGTAGGTGCGTAATTAAATTAAACTAACGGGAGGCTTCGGCCTCCCACTTTATAGGAAAAAGAATGGAAAAAGAAGTAAAACAACCAGTATCACTGAAGAGTTTGTTAACTCCAAGCAAGACAGTCGGAATCGAGTTTCCAGGAATGGAAGGTTTCGAAGTCAAACTAACTTATCTAGCAAGAGAAGAATTGCTAAAACTTCGAAACAGAAGTGTAAAACAGGTTCTAAACAAAAGAACAAGGGCTTACGAAGAACAGCTTGATAATGACAAATTCTTAGTAGAATATTCTAAGGCAGTAGTCAAAAGCTGGAAAGGCTTAAAGTATAGTTACTTAGAAGAGCTTCTATTAGTAGATACTAGCGAGGTAGACCCTAACGAATGTTTAGAATACTCAGAAGAGAATGCAGAATTATTACTAAAAAATTCTGGTGATTTCGATAACTGGGTATCAGATCAGTTAGGTGATTTGGAAAATTTTACCAAGACCAAGTAGATGCAATACTTGGTTTACTAAAAAGACAATATAAAGACAAAAGTATTGACTTAGACAAATACCTTGCTGTATGTGAACAGTTAGGCCAAGAGCCTGACCCTGCAAAGATGCCACCTGCCTTGGATAGCTATCCATATGAAGTGCAGTTGGCGTTTTTCATATATAGCTTACTGCAAGACACATGGGATGGAATGAGTGGCATGTATATGGGAAAAAACATGTCGGGTCTTGGAGAATTGCTTGACATTTACGAAATAGAAGATAAGAAAACAGTTGTGTTTTTTATGAAACACATAGATCAACAAAGAGGGGACTCGATAAATACAGAAGTCCAAAGAAAGCAAAAGCAAGCTAGGAAGAAAAAGTAAATGGCAAAAAAGGTTAAAGGCGGTGAGGTTAAATTTAAGGTAACCGCAGACGGTCTAAATAAGGTATCAAAAGACGCTAAAAAAGCAGGTAATAATTTTAATACCTTAGACAAAAACGCAAGGTCGGCAGATAGAGGCATGAAAGGTGCTTCTAATATGTCATCTAATGCAACCAAAAACTTCAGTAAAATGTCACAAGGCATCACTGGAGGACTTGTTCCTGCATACGCTACTTTAGCCGCTCAGCTATTTGCTATCGATGCTCTATTCAGATTTTTAAGGGAAGCTGCTGATTATAGAGTATTAATGGAAGGTCAAGAAGCTTTTGCCGCTGCTACAGGTCGAGCAATGAAAACCATCTCTCGTGAAATACAAGCAGCAACTGAAGCTCAGATAACTTTCAAAGAAGCTTCTCAAGCTTCCGCTATAGGTTTAGCTGCTGGATTAACTCCCGGTCAATTAAAAGAACTTGGAGAATCTGCAAAAATTGTATCTGTTGCACTCGGTCGAGATGTAACTGACTCCTTCAATCGTCTTGTTCGTGGTGTTACCAAAGCGGAACCCGAACTCTTGGACGAACTCGGTATCATATTAAGACTAGAAGAAGCATCTGTTAGGTATGCGGCTGCTTTGGGTCTAAATAAAAATCAACTTACCACTTTCCAAAAATCCCAAGCTGTTGCAAATGAAGTTCTTCGTCAATCAGAAGAGCGATACGGAGCTATTGCAGAAATGCTTGGAGAGGATTCAGTCAACCAACTAAATAAACTAGCAGTTGCATTTGATGAAGTTCTTAATAATGTAAGAACGTTTATAGGTCCAATCGCCGAGTTCTTCGGAGATTTCTTAGCAAGTAATATTGAATCAGCAACAGCAGCACTAGGTGTCTTTGCAGCTAGTATTTCTGGAGGATTAATTAGAGGTGCAATACCAAATATTGACTATGGTAAAGCAGGACAACAAGCAGCTCAAGTAGCTGGAGCAGGGGACTTACAAGTGACCCCAATGATGTCCAAAGAGAGAATAACAAGACTTGGTACTCCAGGAGCAGCTACAGAAGCAGATTTAGCAGCTTATCAAAAAGCTGTAAATGCAAAAACTTCTACAATGGTAAGATTTGAGCATCATACTCGTAGAGAACATCAAAGAACTGTAAACATATTAAAAGCACAAAGACAAAGAATGGTAGCTGATGCAGCTATGGGCTTTGAAAGAATGAAGTTAGAGTTTATTGCTGACTTATATGAAATGCAGGCAGAACATGGTAAAGCTATGGGAATGATGAAGTTTGCAGGTATGCAGTTTGGTAAAGCCATGAGCGGTATTATGAGAATGGCAGGTTTTATTGGTATTGCTGTTATGATTTTCCAATTAGGTAAACAGATATTTGAATTTTTCAGAGGAACAGATAAAACAGTAGAAAGATTAGAAGAGAAAACTGCAGAGTTAGTACAAACACAACAACAATTAAATAGAGAACTAGAAAGAACTGCGAGTGTATTTGATAAAGGATTATTTGCTGATAGAAACCAAGAAATAGAAGCAATCGGAAATGCTTTTCAAAGTGCTGACTTAGAAAATAGAATTACAGACTATAATACAATGTTCAAAGCATTAGGTGGTAATAATGAAAAAGTCCAAGAACTAAAGGGCGAACTACAAACAACTTTTACTACTCTAGGAAAATTTAACCCTAGATTTAATGATTTTTCAACTATGCTAGAAGGGAATCCTTCTTTGCTTAATGCTTCAACAGGGGAAATGAGAAGATTAAGTGCGCAATATGTTGCACAAGGACAAGCAGTAAAATCTCTACAAGAAGCAACAGCAAACTATAATAAACAATTAAATAGGTATATTCAATCACTACCAAAAGTACCTTATCAAGATGTTCTTATGAGTCAAGAGCAAATGAGACTGTCTCTAGAACAATTAAGGGATGCCACTGGTAATACTACAGAAGAAATAGCAGAGTACAATAGACAACTTGAAGTTTTATCAGGGTCAGTCAAAGTTTATACTCTACTTTCTCAATCACAATTAAAAGTACAACTAGCACTACAAAAAGTACAACAAGCTACAGCTGCTACAACTCATGCCGTTTTCGGAGATAAAGAATCTACAAAAAGAGCAGCTGATACTGCTAATGCTATGGCAAAAATGTTTGAAGCTCAAATCGCAGTCTTCCAAGCAGAAGAAAATTTTAGAAAAGCGGGAACAGATACAGAAAGATCAATTAGAGAACAACAATTAGCAGTTGCAAAAGAAATGGAAGAAACTGTACTAAATCAATTAGCTGCAGTAGCTGCAATGGAAGATGTAGTCTTTAGAGTAACAAAAACAGTTATGGGAGGACTAACCCAAGAGTTATCAACATCTCTTACTAAAGCACTAAGAGGAGAAGCAGGTGCATTTGATGAGTTTGGTAAAAAACTTGCAGATACATTAACAGACCAAATAGGTAAAAAACTTGCAGAAAACATAATGAAGATAACCTATGGAGGAACTCCACTTGATCCAAGATTTCAACAAGAACAATTCAAACAATCTTTAAAAGAATCATTCAAAGAAGGATTTACTAATACAGATTCTCCTTTACAATTAGGAGGAACTAAAGTTGCAAGAGGTATTCATAATGCAATGGTTGAAGCAGCTAACTCTCATATTCAAGGTCTTTATAATGCAGAAACAGGGTTAGCAACAGCTAGAAAGAATGAAGCTGATAAAATGGTTGCAGATAAGGAAGCTCAAATTGCAGGATATGAAGCAACTATTGCTAAGTTTGGTGAAGGCGGAACGATGGAAGTTTCTCAAGGTGAGCTAAGAACAAACATAGCTTTAAGTGAAGACCAATTACAGGCTATTGAAGATGGCGCTAAAGATGCCATAAGAAAGCAAAGAGCTATAGACTTTAGAGAACGAATGGCTAATGCACCTGAAGATGAGAAGATGTCAATAAGTGCTGGTGGATATACTATCTCAACCGTGACTGAGGGAGCAATAGACGCATATTTAAAAGCTAATCCTGAGTACCAACGAGTTACTAAAGAACTAGCTAAATATGAAGAAAAGTTAGAAGACAACTCTACGGCAGTTGAAGAAAACGCTAAAGCACTATCTATTGCAGAACAAGAAATAGGCGGAGCAAACGAACAATTAGGAAGATTAGAAATTAAAGCGAAAAAAGCTGCTGATGAATTACAAGGAATAGAAAACAACAGACCAGAAAGGATTGGAATAATAGAAACAGACGAGAAACCACCAAAAACTAATGACGATGATTCGTCTTCAACTCCCGAGAAAAAACGAGGATCATTTGCAGCTGGAGGTAACTTTAGTGAAAAAGCAGCAGATTTATTCCCAGGATTAATGTCCGCCGCAGGATATGACCCTGAGGCTGATAGCATGAGCTTTGGTGCAAGTGTACTTACATTTGGTACTGCAATAACTCAGTTTGCTACTCTAACAGCACAAGGATTAGCAATTGCAGGTAAGAATGAAGAAGCCGCAGATATAATGATGGAAGTAGCAAAAATACAAATGGCACTAGCAATGGCAGAATTTGCAACACACTTTGAAGGCATATTTGCCTCTAGGTATGGGGCAGTTAATAGTCCTACAGGTCCAAAATATGCAATGGGTGGTGTAGCTGATGGCCCAGAATCAGGTTATGCTGCAACACTACACGGAACAGAAGCAGTTGTACCATTAGGAAATGACAGAAGTATTCCTGTAAAACTCGATGGAGCTGCTGGTCAAAATAATGTAAATGTTACTGTAAATGTAGATCAAAATGGTCAATCACAAACTCTAATGACAGGAGACGGTGCAAGAGAGTTAGGAAAAACAATAGCAGCGATAGCACAAGACACAATCGCAAAAGAACAACGAGCAGGAGGACTTTTAAGTAGTATATAATGGCTTTAGGAATAATGCAAAATGACGGTTCAAATATTACTGGATTTTCCAGTGCTGTTCAACCAGATAAATCACTTACAAGATCAAATACACCACGAGTACATTTTGTACAGTTTGGTGACGGATATGAACAAAGATTAGCAAATGGTATAAATAGTTTAGCACAAGAAATATCTGTACAATTTCAAACGCGACCAAAAGCAGAGATAGATGATTTGGTTGCTTTTTTCGAGTCCTTAAATGGAGTAAGTAAATTCAGATTTGATTTAGCGGATTCTAATGCAGGAAGCAGTACTGAAACTATAAAAGTAGTATGTTCAGCATGGAATCAAAAATGGGAGTATGATGACTTCTACACATTAGAGGCAACCTTTAGGAGAGTTTACGAGGCATAATGTCAGAAAAAATAATGGTAAAAGACTTGCAAAAGCAAGACCCTGGTTCAGCAATAGTTTATTTATATGAACTTGAATATGCTGATAATACTTTTGCGTATTTTCACGATGGACTAGACTCAAATTTATCAGAAGTTACAATGCTTGATTATAGTAATAATTCTCAAACTAATACTTATAAAGCACTTCCAATAGAAATGAAAGGATTAGACAGAACTTCTGCAACTAAATTCCCAGCTCCTACAATACAATTTGCCAATGTTCTTAGCACTTTAAAATTAGCAGTAAACAGTATAGACTACCAAGATTTTTCTGGAAGGCGAGTTATCAGAAGAACAACTTTGAGAAAGTACTTAAAAAGCGAGGGAGATAGTAACTCTCCTCCAGTTGAGTTTCCAAGAGATGTATATTATATCGATTCTCTGAAACAAAGAACTAAAGAAGTTCTTAACTTTCAATTACAAGCTCCTTTTGATTTGCAGGGAATAAAATTACCAAATAGAACTGTTGTTCCAAATAGATGTCCTTGGATATATCAGGGAGCAAGTGAACATACAGAAAATCCTGAATGGAAAAGAGCAAGAAGCGGATGTGGTTGGCATATTGAAAGTAAATATAATCCAAGCTATAATGCTACTGTTGCTAACCAAAATGTAGAGTATATTGTATATGTAAATCAAGATGATGAATACTTAGTGCCAAGTACAACAAGTTTTACAACTTATAGCAGTGGCTCAATAACAAAAGGTAACTATTACAAAACAACTTCAACAATAAATAGAAATAATGTAAATGGAACAATCTCTAGTGTAACTGTAAATGATTATTGGCAGGCAACAGAAACAAGTTCAAATCCAGGAGCACCTTCCGACATTAATAGTAGTTGGAATAGAATACGAATTTATTCAGCTTACTCACATGGAACAAGTTATTTTACTTATGAAGATGATAGATATAATGACTATGTAACTTTTACGGATAATACTGCAGCAGTAGGACACGAAACTTATCAAAAAACATTATTATGGAAAGCTAGAAAACCAAGTGACAACGTACCACCAGCACATAATTTACAATGGGAAAGGGGAGATATATGTAGTAAATCTCTAACTGGATGTGGAATGAGGTTTGGATTTAATCCAAAAACAGCAAGTAGTTCAAGTACTACTGGTAATCCAGATTTTAGTTCTACGGTAGTAATTCCTTTCGGAGGATTTCCAGGGACAAAATCATTCTCATGATGGATAATATATACGAAGCTGCTAAGAAAAGAGCACCAGAAGAAATGTGTGGAATTGTTACTGTTGATAATG